ATATGGCATCGTTTGACCGCGCTTGGGAATGGTACACGTCAGGACCAAGACAACGTTTACAACCAGGTGGACGTATTATACTTGTCATGACACGATGGAATGTAGCAGACCTGACAGGCAAACTAATTAAGGCACAAAAAGAATTGAAAGCAGACCAGTGGGAAGTTATAGAGTTTCCTGCAATCATGCCATCAGGGGAACCAGTGTGGCCAGGTTATTGGAAGATAGAAGAATTAGAATCAGTCAAGGCATCTGTTGCAATTGGTAAATGGAACGCACAGTATCAACAAAACCCGACAGCAGAAGAAGGGTCAATAATAAAACGCGAGTGGTGGAAACAGTGGCCAAAAGAAGAACTACCACCATTGATGCATGTTATACAATCTTACGATACAGCCTTTATGAAAAAACAAACAGCTGATTATAGCGCCATAACCACATGGGGTGTGTTTCATCCAAACGAAGAAGGCGAAGCACATTTGATATTGTTAGACGCTATAAAAGACCGATACGAGTTCCCCGAACTACGACGCAAGGCCAAAGAACAATACGATTATTGGCAGCCAGAAACCGTTATAGTCGAGGCTAAAGCATCGGGGCTACCGCTTACATACGAACTTAGGCAGATGGGCATACCGGTTATTAACTTTACACCTAGTAAGGGAAA